TTTGTTGGAACTTGATCTCGGACTTTGATTTCAAATCGTTTTTCAAAATCTTTTACATAATCATAGCCGAAATTATTGCTTTCGCCCAACAAAAGCGCTTTGTTAATGATCGTTGAAATTTCGTCAAATGAGGATTTGCCCAACAGATCAGCCGACTTGATAATTGCCTCTTTTAGCTTTTGCTTACGACAAAAATCAAGCGCAGCATCTTTGATAAAATCCTTGCCCTCGACATCTCTGGTTGAATGAATTCTAATAAGAAAATCCCTAACTTGTTTCTCAATCACTTCATTTTCGCCTTCCATGCTACGAACAATTGTAGCAAGGGTCGTCAATGAAGGGTGAACCTTATACTTTTCCTTATAATCATAAATCATTTTGGTAAAAACTTGAAGGTATTTTACTTCAAAAAAGTTTGTATCCAAAACTTCACCAATTTGATCTGCAAAAGCTCGATCAAGGGTAATAAGTTTTGCTAAGTTTTCTTGAAAACGAATTCCGAACTTAGAAAAATCAACTTTTACTGTAGGGTCTAGTGGCCTCAAAAATACCTCAAACTGGATCTATATCATACTAGATCTATGAGTTTATGTCAATGCTATTCTATTAAATGCTGCGAATAAGTCATTCCAGCTTAATTCTGGGAAGCCGTCGATTGTCATCATTTTACGAATCTCTGTTTTGCTGAAAGATTTCGGATAGTTGCTGATCACATGTCTAACTTTGTCCCTATTTTGAGGCGACACCAGCGGATTATAAAGTTGCATTATTTTATAATTTTCTTTAATTAATTTCTCATTTTCAATGATCCGCTCATGAACTTTAAGTGGTTTTTCTTCGTGCAAACAAGTGCTTACAAGATCGTTTGTTGTGTAGTCTTTCTCTTCTGCAAGATATGGAAATCGTTTGGCAACAGTTGGAAGGCCAGCGCCGGGGACGCCGGGCAGATTATCGCTCTTATCCCCAGCAATGGCTCTCGCCAAAGCAAAGTTGGTTGGATGAATTCCATATTCTTCAATTAGTATATTTTTATTATAAATCTTTTTTTGGATCGGGCGCAAAAGGATTGTTTCATCATCAAGCAACTGAAAGAAGTCCTTATCGCTTGAAACGATTACCTTTTGCCAACCCTTATATTCTTGGTTTGCAGCCGAAATCAAATCATCTGCTTCAACATTATCAAATACAAACTGAGCGATAGGCATATGGTTAATATACTCAACCAAGCGGATCTGCTGATCGACGCGGTTTTCCATTTCCTCTTCTTGCGTCAACATGCTGTTGTTTCTATTAAGACGAATTGCTTTACGGCCGCCTTTGTAGTTTTTGTTCATTTGTCGTCTTCGTTGTGAGCCGCCTGCACCGTCCCAGCAAATAACGACTTGATCTGGCTTGATCTCACGAATAAGTTTTTGCAGGATTTTCAAAAACCCCTTGACGCCGCCAATAGGTTTTCCATTGGCGCTCATGCTTGGATCTACGACAAATGCTCTATAAAAGTTATTTGTCCCGTCTAGTATTAATACTCTTTTCATTTTTTCCATCTTTTTTTTTATTTTTCTGGCAACAGGGCCAGAGGTTGCATCCACAATTATTGCACTCTGTTGGGCCTTTAAGTTGAATCATAGTTTATACTCCCCAATGGCATTTCCACCAGTTGTATAAACCACCTTTTTAACTCCAACAAATTTTAGCACATCTTCACACATAGGGCAAGGCTTGCTCATACGATATTCGCCGTGCCTATTGACTCTAACGACAAAAACTGTCGCACCTTCTGTTGCAGATCGTGAAAGACCTAATATTGCCCCAATTTCTGCATGAGTTGTCGCGTGGCCGCAAGTATAGTTGTTTCTGAATCTATTACCAAATTTTGTAAAATCCGGCTTATTAAAAGCGACATTTACAATATTGCCGCCTTTGATTAAAACAGCGCCGTGCTTGAGTTTGCCGTAAGTGCTGTTTGATGCTACTCGTTTGGCTAACTCAAGTGTACGTTGAGTCTTTTTGCTTGTATTTTTGATAAGCACGCTTTCATTATAGCAGCCTGCGGAGCCAAAGGCAAGGAAATTATTCGCAGCATTTATACTGCGCAGAATCCCTGAGCCGTATATACAGTATTATCTTCATCGGCGATCACGCATGTTATGTCAACGCGGTCGCCTACTGCGGCGAGTTCGCCGACAAATGTAATTACATGGCGGTCTATTGTTATTCCGCTCGCCGCGGCATCGCCGGCGACGACTGTGCCATAAATATGATCATTGCTAGTATCGCCTCTTATAATAGTTATATCATAGGCATCGGCCTGAGTAACAATAAGTGAAATGTGCCAACCTCGCATTAATTTGCCTTCGTCGGGGCTGGTCGCGGTTGGTAAAGTAATTGCATATGCGGTGTCGTCCAGTTGGCCAACGGTCATGACCATTCCAGAATACTTATGGTAAGTGGCCGCGGCGCTCATATCAAACGCCTCTTCTTTCTCGATGATTAATTTTTTATATCCAAGGCCGCCGCCGTCGTCGTCGACGCTGGCACCATCATGAATTCTTGCCACTTCATATCCATCAAATTGTTTAAATACAAGATCGTCGCCATCGGCCTGAAGTTTTATGATAATATCGCCGGCGCGATCGAGGCCAAGTTTACCATGGATTCGGCCTTCAGAAATGTCTTTATCATACCGCGACATACAATAAATAGTTTGTTTTATTTTCCTTGTCCGCGGTATTTCTTTTTGTACAACTTTGATCTCTTGTTGTGTGGAAATTTTGACCAACGGCCATTGCCTTGACTAGTCTTTTTGTAAGACAAGCGATTACTTTTTTTATTCTTTTTTGTTGCCATTATTCTTCTTCCTCTCGTTCGGTCTGAAAAAACACAATTGTTCGAACTCCTTTATATCTCATGGGAATTTTTTTCCTTACTTTTTTCGCATGTTCTTGGGGCACCTTGTGTATTTCTATAACTTTGCCACCATCATCAGTTCCGGCCCTATATTCATATTCCTTACTTAGCGGATATTCTTTCTTAAGCTCTTCAATGATTTCTTTTATTTTCATGGATACTGTTCCGGCTCAGTATTATCAACATCATAAAAGTCTGCTGCTTTGCCTTCACGCTTATCAAATTTAAGAACAATCTCTTGTTCCATTAATTCCACAACTCTATTGTAAAATTTTTCGTCTTCAAGCTTTTCAGCCCAATTTTTACCTTGAAATTTTTCAGATGTTTTATCATCATAATGTAAAGTATACCACGCGCCGGCGTTTGTTAAATATTCTGATGACTTAATTGCTTCAAGCCAGCTTTCCTTGTCCATAATGTGAATATCTTCGCCGCCCCAAAGAATCTTAAAAGAGCACTCTCTTCCTTGAGTCCCAAAGCGACTTTTTTCAATTTTTGCGCGAACTTCTGTTCCGATGCGAAAGCCCTTGTCATCATAGATGAAACTTGCCTTTCCTTTCCTCGCTGTGAGCCATACACGCAGCGAATAGGCGTAAGCTAGGGCCTTGCCCCCCGGAGTAAAATAAGGCGTTGTCATGGCCTCTGAGGGCCTTCTAGTGATGTTTGTTTTTAGCTGATTTAGGATCAACAACGTCGCCTTTTTGTTGGCGATCGGCTGGACTAGTTTAGCCATGCCTTTTGAAAGAATGCGCGGCTTTACAGCCATCGTTGATAATGGGTTGAAATCGCTCTCAATATCGCTAACTGAAGGTGTCATAGCCATACTGTCCCATATAAATAGCATTTTACCATCGCTATTCGCTAAAAGATTTTCGATTGTTTCCAAAACAAACTCAACTGACTGTGCTTGGATATATAAAAGATTTTCTAAATCACAACCAGCATTTTCCAAAAAATACGGATCAATGGCGCTTTCGGAATCAAAGTAAATTACATCAATGCCCATTTTTTGAGCATTGGCGGCAACTTGTGCTGCCATGTAAGATTTGCCCGTTGCTTCTAAACCAGCGATCTCGCTGATTTTGCTGACGGGGATGCCGCCCCACTTACCACGACGAACAATACCATCTAACCACTTAGAGCCAGTTGGAATAAATTCATCAACTTCTGTTGGATTTTCGTCTTTTAAAGAAAACGCAACATTTGCGCCTGCTGACTTATTTACCAGCTTTTTCATATCGGCGATACTTAATCGCCCACTCGTTTTATTTACTTTCGCCATTAATGCCCCCTAAAAGTAAGGGGGGGCCGAAGCCCCCCCTTTTTGTGCAAGCCTAGCTTGCTAGCAATTCATTAAATGCCTTGTCTACCGTATTTTCTGTATTATACTTTTCAACATTAGCATTCCCCTCGCCATCGGCAAGGTATTCGTCAAGCATTTCCTTGACTTCTTCCGTTGTCTTGCGAGTAAAGATTGAACCATAATCAATCTCAGTGTTGATGAATTCCTTCGCCAACTCCTTGTCTTCTGTAAGAGCAGAAGAGCGTCGTCGCGGGTCAATGTCCGTGCTTGGGAACATTGCTCCTGACTTCTTACCATATCGAAGGGTAAGATCGGTACCGGACTCCGGATCAGTAATATCGCCATAATCCGGGTTCAAGACGAGGCCCAGCAGCTTCTCATAAACAGTCTTACTGTAGCCCCAGAGTCGAACGCCCTGATCCTCTTCACCACGAACAATAACGGGTGAGAAGAAGCGCTGCTTTGCCATCAGCTTCTTTGCCAATTCGCGGGACTCGTCAGAGCCATCCTCCCAAAGCTTGCGAACAAAGGTATCCAATGGACAATCCTCGCCGAAATTACGCTTTGGGCTCAAGAAACCGGGCTTATCGCCAAGGTTGTAATGGAACCAGAACTCCCGAAAGGGGTCACCATCTGCGTCTGGAACAATTCGGACAGTCTGCTCGCCATCCTGCGGCTTCCAGAACCACCGCTTACCGTTGCCGCCGCTTTGTAGGGACGACATCTTGTTCTTCATCTTCTTCATGTTTAACGCCATTTTATTTTTCTCCTTAAATTATAGGCTGGGTCGTTTTCCCAGCCCGCACTATAATTATACCTCATTCTGAGCTTTTGTCAACTATTTTTTCGCCCTGAATGAAATTTGTGTGAGCTTCAACATGTGCGAAATTTTCCTCATATGTCGTCGCTGTTATATCATATGATACAGTAGTGTGCTCGGATTGTCCAGCGTTTTTTATTTGTTTGCTTATTTTATTTAAAAGATTTTTCTCTTCATTTAGTGCCTCTTCGCTAAAAGCAAAATAAAAGTGTTTTTCTCGTATATTTTCAATATCGTAAAAATATTTTTCACTGCCTTCTTCTGAATTATACACACCAAGTGTAGAAATTCTATTAATTTCGTGTGGTATCGACACATTGCTCATAAGAGAGTCGGCATTTTTAAGATAATTTAACATATGAAAAGAATCAGCAATCATTGTGCTTATTTTATCGTGATATTCTATAATAGATAAATCACCCAAAATTTCAGCAACTTTGACACTATCAATTAAACAGATTCGCTCAAAAAGTCCCGATCTGGCGTATTGTTGTAAAACGCCGAACACAACTTTTTCTCGCATTCTTTCTTTTTCTCCAAGTAGGTCAAGATCTGGTCGGACATATATAGCATTTATTTTTAAATGCTTAAATTGTTCTAAAAAGGTCAATATAGAACCGGCGGCGATTTCATTACCACTACAGAAGAAAAACATTTCATTTTTTACCTTCTCAGCCAGCGTCGAAAAATTGGGTGTGTTTTTTTCTGCCTCTTCCATGGTTTTTGAAGCCGGAAGACTAAAACAGTTCTTGCCCTTTAGACCAACGCCAACATAAAAACAACTGTATTGTGGATATTTTGATAATTTTTCTGTGATTTTGCATCCAGTTTTAGAAAAGCCAACAATGTTCATTTTATTCTTTCCATTTCGCCGAAATTTTTGCCAGCTTGCACCGATATCATAAAGTCTCCCAAGTCAGTTTTCGCGAATACATCAAAAATGTCTTTCAACAGTGTTTTGTCTTCTTTCGCCAAATCAATCACCAACGAATCATGTATTATAAACGCTATATGCGACTTAGAATTTTTAAGCAAATCATAAACTTTAATCACCTGTCTTAAAACCATGTCTGCTGTTGTACTCTGAATCAAATAATTTAAAGCATGAAATTCATCCGCCGCTATTTTTCTGCCGAAGGGTGTTTCAACTATTTTACCATCCCAGTGTTTTTCTTTAACGGCTATTCGATCATATGATCGGTTCGCTAAATAATCTTTAGAATCCGGATTATACAGCCAAGCAAAAATACGCTCTTTGGCCTCGCTGCGCGATTGTAGTCCACGAAATACATTCTTGGCATTCCACTCATGTATATCCTCTTTCGGCTGTTCTTTGCCACACAAAGACAAAAGCGTTCTTAGCTCGGCTGCGTTGAAGTCCAACTCTACAAAGAGATCGTTATTTGGTTCCAATATAACACGATGCTCCTTTTTAAGCGTCAAAATAGGAAAAG